CCACGTCCAGTGGAAGGTTGTATACGCGACAGGCAAAGTCCAGACGACGGCTAGTCCGAACACGGTGACAGTCCGTCGCGAGTAAACCTAACTCTGCGGAGGGGTTGTGGCCAAGGTAATGATTATCGGGGATGCCGGGTGTCACACGGGATTCGCACGCGTCGTTCACTCGATAGGAGACAGGTTAGTTACTACGCATGGTCATGATGTAAGCGTACTAGCCATCAACTATCGGGGCGACTACTACCCCACCTCGATGAAGCTCTATGCGGCAGGGCTCAATAACGCGAGCGACATCTACGGCATGAGCCGCATCGTTGGTCTCCTGGAGGCGCTGCGACCTGACGTCGTCGTCATCCTGCAGGACCCGCAGGTCATCATGAAATACCTGTTCAGCAACAGCTACGACCAGGACAGGGTATTTCTCCAGGCCCGCCCCATCCTCGCGTACATCCCCGTAGACGGAACCGGACATCCGCAGACCTGGGGCGTCCTGAAGGACGTCGTCACGAGAGTCGCGATGTCGAAGTTCGGACGGGATACATGGATGCCCGAGGCGCAGGTCGTCTACCACGGGGTCGATGCCGATACCTTTCGGCCGGTGACCGAGCGAGCAATCACTTTATCTTCGGGGAACGTCCTCAAGACGAAGAGAGACTGCAAGAAAGCATTCGGCTTCGACCCCGATGGCTTCCTTGTTCTCCGGGTGGATAGGAACTCCCTGAGGAAGGATTACCCGGACACCGTCAAGGCGCTCTGGCCGCTCCTCGTGAAACACAAGGACATCCAGGTCCACTTCCATTGCGAGGCGAACGATGTCGCGGGTGTCAACCTCGCGCAGATGCTCTCTCGCAGGCCGGAGCTCAAGGACCACTTCCAGTTCCCCGCTGGCCTCAACACGTTCTTCGGATGGCCCGAGGAAGACCTCGTCGCGCTCTACAACGCAGCCGACGTGTTCGTCTCCACGACGTGGGGCGAGGGGTTCGGGCTGACGCTCGCAGAAGCCGCAGCCTGCGGCATTCCCATCGTTACGCAGGATGTATCCACTATGCCCGAGGTCGTCGGTCCTGGGGCCGTCCTGCTGCCTCCTGAGAGGTCTGTGACAGTCGCCTCGGGCGAGGACCAGTGGCTTCCCAACGTATCGCTCTTCACGGAAGCAATCGAGAAGCTCTACCTCTCCGCTGGGATGCGTAGGACTCTCGGCAAGGCCGGACGGGAGCATGTCCGGCAGTTCACCTGGGACTTCGCCGCTGCGAAGTTCCATGAGTTCATCGGGGAGCTGGCAACAGCTACCCCCGGAAAGGACTGACACATGGACGCTGCGCAGTTCAAGATTTACTCAGGTCTTCTCAAGGCGTACACGTCGCCGGACGGGAAGAAGCGGTTCACCACGACCGCGTCGAGTACGGTGAAGGACCTGCAGGGGGACGAGATTCTCCAGTCCGCCATCGACAAGATGGCAGCGACGGCCCCCGGCATGACCATCTTCCTCAACCACGAGTACCGCGTCCCCGAGGATGTCATGGGCTCGGTCGATTCGGCCAAGGCCATCGCTCGCGGATATGACGGTGAGACCCCCATCGTCGACCTCGACTTCGATATCTCCGTCAACGAGACGAACCCCCGCGCCGTGCAGGCGTGGCAGGCCATCGAATCCGGGGTGAAGCTGGGCACATCCATCGGAGCGCAGATTCCCGAGGGCGGCGCAAAGCGCAACAAGAACGGCACGCTCGTCGTGTCGGACGTCAACCTTCTTGAAGCCAGTGTCGTGGGTATCCCGGCCAACCCGAGGAGCTGGGTCCACTACGCGCTCAAGAGCCTGAACAGCACCATCCTCGTCGACCCCGAGGAAATCGTCCTCGAAGCCGACGTGGAGATTACCTCTGAGCTTCTCGTCGAAGCCGCAGAGGAGCCGGAAGTCGTCAAGAGCGAGGAGCTTGACCAGACGGTCGAGACAGACCTCGCAGAGGGACGGACCAAGGTCACCGTCACGGTGACTTCGGATGACAGCACGGGTTCGCAGGAAGCTTCCTCGCCGAGCACTCCTGAGAACGAGGCCCTGCTTGATGAGACGGCAGACGGCGACGACGCCGCGCTGGGAGACACCGTTACCCGGGAAGCCCCGGATGGTGAACTTCTCACGCTCGGTATCGAGTCGCTCGTCGGCCGCCTGACGGAAGCGGTGTCGCGCATCGAGGTCCTGACAAAGCAGGTCGATGAGCTGACATCTGAGCGCGACGACCTCGCAGAGAACTTCGCCGTGGCGAAGGACATCATCGAGAAGGTCGCGAACCTTCCCATCGGTCGCAAGACCGCGTTCGCGGGAGCCGTTACGGATTTCCGTACGCGCTTCCCCATGTATGACGAGGACTTCGTCAGATTCTTGGAGAAGTAAGAATGACTCTTGACCCTGCGCTCGTGCGCATCCAGGAGTCTCTTGAGAGCATCGAGACACGTCTCGCGGCGCTCAACGAGACCCCGACAACGGCAATCATGAAGGGAGTCGCCGACCAGACGACGGACGCAGCTCCGACGCGGCGGCTTCTTTCTCAGTCGGAGAACTTCGAGCTCCGGAGCGAGCTCAGCAAGAAGAGCGTGAACGAGCTCCTTGCGATGTTCTCCATCCAGGCTCGGAAGTCGAACGCGGGTATCCCGTTCGATTACTGGGCGAACACTGGCGGGATGCCGGTGCAGGCTGCTCTCCAGCAGGACATGCAGCTTCAGAAGGCGCTCGATACCGGTGGCGCTGGCGCGCTCATCCGGCAGGACCTTGAGCCGCTCCTCTACGCGCTCTTCATCAAGACGTTCCCGGCTTGGGACCGCTTTGCCAAGGAGCCCGCGAACGGCCTCGTCCACGCGTACAACCAGGTCACGGCGTACGGCGACGCGCAGTTCATGACCGAGCTCGGTACGGTCACGGACGACACGTCCACCTACGTCCGCAAGACGACCCCCGTGTCGGTCATCGCGACCCGGCGTGGCATCTCGCTGCGCTCGCAGTTCGCGGTGCAGGCCGGTGGCATGGGCTACAACCCGGAGCAGCTTGAGCTCCAGGGTGGCCTTCGCGCCATCGCCCACAAGATGCAGAAGACCATCTTCCAGGGCAACGCCACCGCCTCGGGCGGGACTGCTGCTGACGAGTACGGCCTCTACGATGCCAACTCGTTCGATGGTCTCCGCGGCATCCTCAACCTGTCCAAGGTCAAGGACGTCGACCCGACGGCCGCGACCCCCGAGGACATGCGTACCGCCATCGACCGCGCCGCGCAGGAGGTCATGGACCTCGGCGGTAGCGTCAACCTCATCTACCTCCGGCCGAACGAGAAGGTCTCCTTCGACCTCCAGCAGGACAAGAACGTCCGGTACATGAACTCCTACGTGGACGTGTCTCCGGGCGTCCAGACGAACGCGGTCAACACCGTGTTCGGTCCCCTGCCGCTCGCGGTCATCCCGGGCGACTCCATCGGCACGTACACCCGCTCGGCGACGTTGGTCGCGGACATGTACATGCTCGACGAGTCGACCATCTCGATGCCGTACCTCGGCACCGACGGCATCTCCGTCCTGGAGATTCCCGTTGGCATCTCGGGCCAGCTCACCAAGCTCTACATCATGTTCGGGATGTGGGGCCTCGCGGTGAAGGCCCTTCCGTTCTCGAACAAGGTCCGCGTCAAGCAGGCCACCCCGTAACTCCAGACATGCGGGGGGAGTGTTGCGGGACGCTCCCCCCGCCACCGAGGCGATATGAGCTACCTCACTGTCGAGAGATACCGCGCGATGAGTTTTGGGATTGACACGACCGACATGGAAGATGTCGCGCTCGCGTCGGTCCTGAACCAGGCGTCTACGGTGGCGGACATGTATTGCGCCGCCCCGCAGCTCCCTCAGCCTCATAAGTTCTCCGGTGGCACCATCACGGGCGAGCAACATCGGTGGAGCCTTGGCACGGATACCATCCGCGCCACCCGCCGCGTGTACCCGGTGCATCGACCGCTCAAGGCGGTCTCTGCTTTCCGCATCCTCGTGACCCCCACCATCAAGGTGGAAATCGGGTCGAACGACATCTTCATCAATAACCAGGACGGGTACATCGAGCTCGTGAGCTTCGCCGCCGTCAGGTTCGGGGTATTCCCCGTGGGCGTCGTTCCGAACCTCGGGCTCCTCGTTCCCGTCGCCGAGACCGACTACACCTACGGTTACAGCTTCCCCGTCACCGGCGACCGGCTCTATGCGACGGATGGGATGACGTTCCGAGGGCAGGCGAATTACTGGGCGGCAGACCCAGCCCCCGTCCTTTATGTCGGCGGAGCTGTCGCGTCCGGGGGGACATACGCCATCGACTACGAAGATGGCAGCGTGAAGTTCACCTCGCTCGTGTCCGACTCCGTCACGGCCGACTACACGTACACCCTGCCGCAGCCCTTCGCGTATGCGACGGGTGAGATTGCCACCTCCCTGCTCGGGGAGCGCGACCTCGCGGCGAAGGGGATGCGCGCCCTCGCCGGGATGGACCTCGCGGAAATCAGCCTGAGACGGACGCTCCGGGGGAACGACGTTCGCTCGGAGGTCTCCACGAGCATCCCCGAGACAGCGTTGACATTGCTCGCGCCGTATAGATTCCAGACGGTCCAGTGAGCGCGCCGTTCGTCTCGGCCTCGCAGCTCAAGAGCCTGCGCTCGCTCGTCGAGCATGGCTTCCAGACGGACATCGAAATCTGGCCGAAGTCGACGAACTCGACCAGCGGCGACAACATCTACGGCGATGACGCGGAGACCTGGACGTATAGCCTCACGGTGCAGGGCTGGATATTCTCCACGCCCTCCCCCGTTATCGAGACGTACGCCGGGAAGATGGGCCTGCTCAACACCTATCGCTGCTTCCTCCCCGTCGATACGGAGCTCGACTCCGGCGACAAGGTGAAGGCGGAGGGGCACTTCTACGTCGTCAGCGACACCGTCAAGGAGTCGACCTGGCTTCCGCTTTTGCGGGCGAGCTTGCGTCGTATCGACTGATGAGCAAGGTCGATATCAACATCGATATCGCCCGGGCTGCTATCCGGCACCCTGTCACATCGGGTCTTGAGGACGTGGCAGAGAGCGTGATGCTGCTTGCCAAAAGGCTTGCGCCCATCCGGAAGGTCTGGAAGGGTGAGCGCAAAGGGCAGACGTCTCGCGCATACAAGATGCCAGACATAGCGTCGAAGAAGGCCTTGCTTGAGGCTCGTACCCTCTTCTCCCAGGCTCCGCCGACGCCCAAGAACAAGGCGAATCTCTATCGGGTGAACCTCCAGCTGACGTTCCCTCCGATGCCAGCCGGTGCCAGGTACAAGGTTCGACAGAAGAATCCGCGGCCGATGATGAATAACCGCCGGACCATCTTCGCGCGGATGAAGTCGAACCAGGGGAAGTCCGGCTCTCACTACTTCTCCGGATACAACGTCGGAAGCCCAGGCAGCACGAAGGGTCTCCAGCATATCGGAGGCCTCAGTGAGGAAGGCAAGAGACAGGTCTCTCGCGGCCAGAAGGAAATCTTCGCCTCGGTCCATCGCGAAGAAGGCGGGCTTACCGGTCACGATATCGGAGCTAGGCCCGGAGAGGGAGACTCGGAGGGGCGGACGTTCGGAGCCTTCATCCCAGTCGCAAAATACAAATCCGAGGGTGGGTCTGACCTACGCAGGAATACCCCAGCGGGCTTCGGGGGGCATAGGGTGGTGCCTGTTCTCCAGCTCGGGGGTCGTCTACGCCGAGACATCGAAACGGGGGAGATGCAGTTCGACGGCCACCGCTGGACCATCAGCGTTCAGTCCAAGGCTCCGTACTCACGGTACGTCGAGTTCGTTACCACCAGGACGGCAGCACAGCCGTTCCTCCGTCCTGCCCTAGCTCGTTATCAGGGTCGTATGACGAAGATGATGCAGGCCGCCATGAAAGAGAAGATGCAGGGGTAAGCGATGACATTGACAGGCATCGCGCCCATCAAGCAGGCACTCGTGCAGGCTCTCCGGGATGACGCTCCCCTCAAGGCTGCGTTGACCGGAGGAATCCACGAGGCCCTGGCACCGCAAAGGACCGAGTATCCATTCCTCGTCTATAGCGTGTACAGCTCCAACTTCGACTACATCTGGGGCAGCGTTATACAGCGAGCTGGAGTGGATGTCTTCGTTTTCGCGCGGAATAGCGTCGAGGCCAGTAACCTCGATGGCCTTGTGCTCACTACACTGCATGACGCGCAGCTGTCGGTGGGCGGGCAAACAACCCTTATCTGCCGCCGCGTAGCCAACGTGTCGTTCCCGGACGTTGACGCAGAGGGGAACCGGATATTCCAAGTGGGCGGTTCTTACGAATTGTGGACCGACCAACCCCTCTAGGAGACTGAAATGGCGAACAGCGGAACGAAGCTTCATGGCAAGAATGGCGCCATCTACCTTGGCGGGGCCATGGGCGGTGGCGGCGTCAAGGTCGCGAACAAGGCGGAGTGGACGCTCCAGCGAAACCGCGACTACGTCGATGCGACGACGTTCGGCAACCTCAACAAGACGTACCTCGCGGGCCTTCCGAACGTCCAGGGCACCTACGCTGGTCTCCTCGACGTGTCGGGCGACCTCCTCCTCTCGGCGGCCATCAGCGGCGCGCAGCAGATTTACCTGTACGCGGACGACGGCACGAACGCCGGTACGACCGTGTACCTCATCGCTCACGGCCCGGGCTTCCTCGATGCGAGCGTGAACGCCAGCAATACGGACGCGGTCCGCATCACCGGCGAGTTCCGCGCGTCGGACTCCTGGACCATCGACCTCTAGGTCTTCTACCAATAGGGGGCGGAGTACCCCTCCTCCTCCGCCCCCTCCCCCTTCACTCCCCCAGGGAGAAGGACGCTCATGCTGTTCAATTCCATCTCGGGCAAGGAGGGGAACATCACCCTTCCTGCCCTTGGGAATGCCGTCGTGGGCATCATCAGGTCCTGGCACTTCAAGCGCGAAGAGAGCGGCCCGTCTGCGGGCGCAGCTTCTCTTCGCGCTTCTTTGTCGTATGTGAACCCGATGTTGCTCCTCGATGACACGGCCCGGAAGGAAATCGTCCTCGACTTCATCCGCGACCCGGAGACGGGGAAGATGAAGCGACTCAAGGTCGCATATACGAAGCTCACACTCGAAGACCATGAGCTGCGAGTGACAGGCGCTGAACTAAGCAGCGTG